GTTATTCGCAAGGCTTGCATGGGTCGCTACATCAAAGAAACTGCTAACCCAACTCAAGCTGAGCTTGATGTTTATGCTGAGCTTAAAGCTGAGTTTGATAAACGCCTTAAAGAGCGCAATGCAGCATAATTTCAACGGGGGCTTAGCCCCCACACTTAAGGTCAAAAAAGATGAGCTACAACACTTTCTACCGCGAACAAATCATTGAACGTCTTTACGATGACGGCACATACGAAGACTGCAAGGCAGAAGCCTTCCGCGAGATCATGCGCAGCAAAGACCGTAAGGACGAGCTGAACGATGCCTTGCTAACCAAACTGGCTGAGGATTATGACCTGAGCCATGCTGTCCGTAAGTTTACTGATGAGCAAAAGCTAGAGGTATTCAACACATTGCTTGTGTTTGCCGGTGAATTACTCGATGAAGAAACTGACAAAATGGCTCACCAAAAGATTGTATGTCTTGCCGAAGACTCAGAATGATGTAAACTAATCGAACAAGACATTTCATCTTGTTTTCCTAAGGGGATTCACTCGGTCGCTCCAACTACCGGTGATGACATTCAGCCTCTGGCATTTGCTAGGGGCTTTTTTTTGTGTAGTATGTTAGTATTCACTTACGCTTTGGACGCTGATACAGCACAGGGTATAGATATGACAGCAGGTCGCAAAACAAAATACGAAGGTCAGAAAACTCTTACAAAGGCACGAGAGTACGTTAAGGATTGGGCAAAGCACGACTCCAAGTACGGTGCAGTTATTCCCACGGTAGAAGGCTTAGCTCTTTACCTCAAAGTCCATCGAGATACTGTCCACACATGGACTAAAGACCCTGAGAAGGAAGAATTTTCCGACATAGTCAAGGAAATGTACCAAGTACAGGGTGCATTACTCGTGAATAAGTCGCTCACTGGTGACTTTAGGGAGAAGACATCCAACGCACTTCTCAGCCGTCATCACGATTACGGAGAGCGTCAGCACATCGATCTGACAAGCTCTGACGACAGCTTCCCAACAATCATCCAGTTAGTTGCTCCTGAGTTTGATGATGACGAAGAAGAACAACGACACTGAGCAGAAGCCAGACGCAACGCTAGAGCTAGTCCCTAAGCTAATCCCTGTCTTCAACGGCAAGCGCAGATGGCGTGGAGCCTACGGTGGTCGTGGATCAGGTAAGACTCGCTCATTCGCACTCATGTCTGCCTACTTCGGCTACAAGTGGGGACGCTCAGGCAAGACAGGTCAGATACTCTGCGCCCGTGAGTTTATGAACAGTCTGGACGATTCATCGCTAGAAGAGGTTAAGAGCGCGATAGCAGGCGTACCGTGGTTAGCCCAATACTACGAGGTAGGTGAGAAGTTTATCCGCTCACGGGATGGCAGGATCAGTTACACATTCGCCGGTCTACGCCGCAACCTCGACTCACTCAAGTCCAAAGCCCGAATCCTACTGTGTTGGGTCGATGAGGCAGAGGCAGTCAGCGAAACCGCATGGATGAAGCTCATTCCTACGGTTCGTGAGCATGAGTCAGAGATATGGGTGACATGGAACCCTGAGAGCAAAGAGTCAGCAACCCACAAGCGATTCCGTGAGAATCCACCGGATGACGCTAAGATCGTTGAGTGCAACTACCAAGACAACCCGTGGTTCCCTGAGGTACTGGATCAGCAACGCCAAGAGGACAAGATCAAACGTCCTGAGATGTATGACCATATCTGGCTCGGCGATTATTTGGTACATCACGAAGGGGCATATTATGCCACCGAGATGAGAGCGGCTAAGGATGAGGATCGCATTGCGTTCGTCCCTTACGAGCCGTCACTGGGGGTGATCACTTCATGGGACTTGGGTATCGGTGACTCCACATCGATCTGGTTCTTCCAAATGTCGGGTGCCGAGATTCGGGTGATCGACTACTACGAAAACTCTGGCGTTGGCTTAGATCACTACGCTAGGGTTTTACAGGACAAAGGCTACGTTTACTCAGAGCATATCCTTCCACACGATGTTCAGGTGAAAGAGCTAGGTTCAGGCAAGAGTCGTATTGAAACACTGGATAACCTCGGTATCCGTCCTATCACCATTGCACCAAAGCTCGGCGTAGATGATGGGATACAGGCTGTACGCTCCATGCTTCCGCGCTGTTGGTTTGACGGCGAGAGGACAGAGCGTGGTCTTGATGCCTTACGCCAATACCATCGTGAATGGTCAGAACCTAACAAGGCTTGGATGGGTAGACCAAAGCACGATTGGGCATCTCACGGAGCTGACGCATTCCGCTACTTTGCGGTTGGTTATCGCAACACAGCATCGTCTTGGGGAGAGCCAATCAGACGTGGTATGAAAGGAGTGGCATAGACTGAAAAACCCGTTACAATGCTAGGAGTTATAAGCATTGGGGCGTGAGATGGCTGAGCTGTTTTTCGATAAATTGATGGGTATGCTTGGCGTTGATACCACGCCGCAGGAAGATCAACGTGATCCTCTGGATACAAGCGATCCACAGTTTGGCTATCGTGACTACACTCCGGCAGAACGCGCACAAGAGGTTCTTTACGGCTCACTCGACACCGCAGGCTCTATGCTTCGTGGCGTTGCCAAAGCAGGCATCGAAGCTCCACGCGACATTTACGCGCTAGGTTCAGCAATCGGCAAGATTCAGGATCGTTCACGCAATCGCGTAGAAGGTGAGCCAGTTAAGACTATCGGCGAGCTATTTATGGAAGCCTACAACGAGGCACCATCATTCTTGCCTGACGAGGAATATGCTGAGCGCAAGCTGTACGACTTTACCCCAATGAGCCGCACCTACTCGCTAGACGCATCTGTGTATAACTTGCCTGAAGAGTTTGGTCGCATCGCAGCTCCACTACCTCTACTTGACTATGCTCGTCCATCGCAGATCGCACGAATCGGCAAAGTGCCACGCATCCTTGAAGACGGTTTATTGACCGATGAGGCAGTAGGCGCATTAGGTCGCATTCCTGCCGGTATGAGCGTCAAGCCCGTGGATGACGCAGGCGCGTTTAAAAACTTTACCGAAGATGCTGTTAGCAGACTAGAAACAAACCCAATGAGCCGTGAAGTGGTAGTTGAAATGCCAATTCAGGATTACCTGAAGTTTGCACGAGAGGCAAATCCAGAGGCTCCTGAGAACATTGAGAAGGCAGCAGGTGTAAAAGGCGTTGAGAAATTCGATGACATTCCTTTCCTGTCTATCGAGGTTAAGGATGGCGTAGCTAAGGTAGACGGTCACGAAGGTAGACATCGCGCAAAAGAGCTTTTAGCTCGCGGTGAAACAACCATGCCTGTACGCATACGCAGCTCTAATATCCGTTGGGGACAGCAAAACAAGCCAGATAGCTCTACCTACAAACAAGACTTTCCAACACAGTTAGTTGGTGAAGAAGGTTCTGTTGCATTGCGCGAAGGCTCAACAATGCCATTCCCAGTGCAGCGTGGCGATTACGGTATTGTCCGTAAAGAGCAGCCAACACCACGCATCCTAGATGCTCGCGATCCAATCACACAGAACACAGACTGGCGTGTTCCTGCATTAGAGCCACTGCGTGAGCCTACACGTCATGGTCGTTATCAGGTTGTTGGTGGCGATGATTCAAAAAGACAGATGTTGTTTAACGATGAGATTCTCAATCAAACCGATGAGCAAATAATTGAAAAGCTAAAGACGTATCCTGATTGGGATATTGTTTGGTCTAACGCAAGAAACAAAGTTAAAGAAAATATGGGCTTAAACCCATACGGTTATGAAACAGCAAATCAACAATACAACATTGACATTCTTGCCAATCAGGAAATTGCCCGTAACCAAAGATCATTCCAACAGCAAAGCATTATTAAGCCTACTCAAGAGCGCATGAGCTTTATGGGTCAACGCCCTAGCTACACAGCAGAAGAGGGTCGTCAGATATTATTAGACGATGCTCAGCGCAGATACCAATATTGGAAAACCACAGGTCAGGAAATGCGTGATCGTGGTCAACGACAGGTTGCTACGTTTGATCTGCCTAAGTTGATAGATCGCATTAATAATGCATCCGATGAGCAAATCTTTGCCACCATTAAGGCTGAAGGATTGGAGCCTAAGCAAAGCCCAACACCTCGCATCCTTCAGGAAGACGTACCACAGGTAGAAAAGCTACCACCAACGCGCCGCGAGCCTGCACAACAGGCGATAGTATTTGGT